CAGGATCTTGCAAGGCTTATCACACTTCGAAAAGACAAGGATGGCAAAAGATGGCTTTCCACTCACACTGGGCGGCCTGCCTAAGAACCTCTGGTTCGGGGTATCTGTCACCAAACAAGAGGATGTCTGGAGATTAGACTCCCTGCGGAACTCCTTGCCAGACACCGTTCATAAGTTCGTCAGCTTCGAGCCCCTCCATGAGGAGATCGACGCGGATCTCCGAGAGATCGAATGGGTGATCATTGGGGCGGAAAGTGGCAACCGGAACGATAAGATTGTTCCAGAATCAGTCTGGATAAAGGACATCTATGACGCGACTTTCAATCGAGACATACCAATTTTCATAAAAGACAATGCATTCCAGTATTGTCCGCACCATTGGCCGCTCTGGGACAGGCGATTATTCCAACAATTCCCGGAGGCCATGCAATGAGCCAGGCCACTCTATCATCTATTTTCGACAGGCCCGTAGATCCCGTCTTCAACTGCTGGAATTGTGTCTTGAAGAAGGACGTCACCATGGTGAACGGCCAGCAGCTGGTCAAATGCCGTGCCAGGGGCCTCATAGTCTTTCCGGCTGCCTGCTCCAGCTGGACAGACAGCAAAGATGCAGAGCGCATGCAAGCATTTGCGCCGCCCTCTGATTTTGTGCCGAAGAAGTACGGGGGCCGGGTGTAGATGGTCAGCGGAAAAGACGTTGATTTGGCCCGCGACCGGCTTCTTTGCGAAGGCTGGGACGATTCGGCAGAGGTTCTCTCCGATATGGAGAAGATCATCAAGGCCCAGGTCAGGAAGCAAAAAATTGATGCAAAACACATACGGGAATTGGAGGAACAAGCGGACCTGAATGTTGAAGCACATGACAATCTACTGGCCATCCAGAAGAAACTTGAAACTGCCATAATTCGAGAACGGGCAATTTCGATAGAGTTCGCCAGGGCCGCATCAAGCGGAAGAATCCAGATCGTCGAACCGGAAGAGAGTTCGAAAATCACGGCAGAACACCAGCTCCGGAGGTCCGGGATACTATGACCGCCTCCTATCCCTTCGGCCCACGTGCCTCTTTTTTGGATCAGCTTCGGGAGAAGATCGCCTATCGAGAGGAGCTCCTGGGCAGGCTGGAGCTGGTTGAGCAAGATATCCAGAAGATCCGGGAGCGGTTGATATGATGCATTGTTTACATTGTGGTGACTGTTGCCGGCGGATGTCGCCGATCAGCAACCCATGCCCGCATATTGTCGAAGTGGACGGGCTCGTTTTCTGTGGAATATACGACGGTCGACCCCAACAGTGCCGGGATCATGATTTTCCGGCGTCCAAATGCCCAATCGGATGGGACGTGCTGGAGTTCGACTTTCCGCAACAGGCACATGACAGGATCGATCAGGGGTATATGATTATTCGGGCCGGGCTGGTGTCTGTGCCGGATTGGCGGAGGAGGTGTCTGGAGTTATGATCAGTACTTCAGATAAGGATCACAACCTTTATATACCATGCATGCATGCATTAAAGCATGGGCTTGGGAGTCCGACATATCCAGATTCCCGTTTCCGAAGAGGAGTACGAAGAGATCTACAAGCTCAAGGGACGGGATCAGAGCTGGAGGGAGTTTGCTCTCCCTCTGTTGCTTGGGAAAGACCAGAAGAAAGCAAAGAAGTAACGAAGAATTGCCTGCCAATCGCTCGTAACGATCGACAGGCAGCGGTTAGGTGCAATATGATATTCTCATTCGAGGCTATAAATAGCTTGCCGGAGGCGTTGTAGATGCCCTCTCTCCGACTTGGAAGGACCGCTTTCAAGGCGCTGGATGGCAATATCTACGAGGAGTCTGTCACCATCGAGCGCGAGACTCCGAAGGCCATTCTGCTCAGGATCGAGAAGAGAGGCGTCCGGAAGGAGCACTGGATTCCCCGGTCGGTCTGCGTCATCAGGACAAGGACATTGATCCGTATCGTCGATGGCGAGCCGGTGGACCAGGGCCCCGTCTCGGAGATCCATATCACAGAATGGTTCTGGAAGAAAGAGATTGAGGAGGCCTCCGGGTGATGGCTGCCCCGACCTCTGCGCCCTCGATTGAAAATATTGCCGCTCAGGACAATATTGATTCCCTACTGGCAAGAATCGAGAAGCTGGAGGCTATCATAGATCTTTACCTTGCCCCTAATGAGTACATTTTCGCCGAAGAGGAGGATGTCCGAGCAGCAGCGCGAAAGGCTGTTAGCAGGAAGATCGAGAAAGAGCACAACGCAATTGGAAACATACCTGAAATTTTAGCAGATGTTCAAGAGATGAACGGAAAGCTAGACACGATCCTCAGGAAGCGTAAGCCTGGAGATCTTCTGGAGAAGCGTCTGAAGCGTACGGACGATCTGTTGGTAGCGCGGAAGAATGAGCCTATACCGTTCACCGAAATGAAGCGTCTGCAGGAGTTCAAGCCCATCCACGCTCGGCAGGATATGACGAAGCTGGGCCACGTCTACGAACAGTACCCCGAAAAGTACGAGGTGCGCGATTCGTCTCTGGGCGGAAAAACGGTTAAATTGGTCAGAGATTATTTTAATCATTTGACCAAAGGAGGGGTGTAGCGTGCTACACGCTACAGATGATGGGAGATACCCTGCTAAGGCTACAGTATATAATATATTCACTTATATACTTCACCTTCTGCAAACTAAGGAATATATGAAAAGAGGGTATTTTTCCCTAGTTTCAGACGTTTTCTGTGTAATAACACTGGATAGACCCCTCTATAAAAGTGTAGGCGTAGCGTGTAGCACGCTACAGGCCAGTCGGTCGCATCCTCTCTCAGTCGTTCGGCTGGAGAGGCGACACGAAATGAAACTAAGGAGTGAATGAAAAAATGACAAATGGGCAGGCAACAATGGACGATGGATGGGAAAAGTATGAACAAAAAACAATCGCACGCATACCCACATGGGCACCAGACAAGCCCGGGAATCCCGGTGAAATCCAGACCGAAGACGGGCGAGAATACCTTTTAGGCTTCATCCTGGAGGGGGGCCTCGTCAAAGACGAGATCGCTACCGTGAAAGGCGAACCCCGGAGAGTTCTGACAATCCACACAACGAAAAATGGAGATATATCGTTCTGGCCCAACGCGATGGCAATCCAAATCCTCGACGAGATGCACCCTGGGCCAGGTGATATGCTCAGGATCGTTTTCACTGGCTGGAAGAAATCCAGTACACCAGGCCGGAAATACAAAGGATTCGAGTTGTACCGCAAACGGGTAACTCAGCCTGCGCCTCAGCCCCGTCCTGAGCCTATCCCGGTCACTGAGGCAGACAGAGAGCGAGACTTCCAAGCCAGGCAAGCCCAGGCCCAGGCAGGCCCACAGAGCCAGGATCCCGGAGTAGCCTGGATCAATGAACAAAAGCGTGGCTTAGATCAAGTTCCGACTTCTGCGGAAAAGGCGATTCAATGAAGTGGTGCTATGGATGCAAGACTTATCATCTTGCATCCGAATTTCACAAAAACTGTTCAACGTCTGATGGATTGCAAACCGCATGTAAAAAATGGCAACGGGCTTATGATACTGAAAGAGAACATCGTTTGGGAATAAAGCGCCCGATGTCAGAAGCGCGTGACTGTCCTTCATTTCTAGGTGTACATATAGCGGAGCGGGTATTGAGTAGTTTGTTTGATCATATCGAGAAGATGCCATATGGTCATCCTGGTTATGATTTTCTATGCGGTCGTGGCAAAAGAATCGATTGCAAGAGTTCTTGCCTGCGATACCAAAAGAATAGAAATGGGCAATTTGGCTCACCGTTATGGCAATTTAGACCACATCATAACAAAATTGCAGATTATTTCTTACTTCTTGCATTTGATTCGCGGGAGTCGTTGAAGCCACAACACGTATGGATGGTTCCGGGTGAAGAAATCAATGATCACCAAACTATCGCAATTGTAAATTTACCAAAAAGTCTTGGGAAGTGGTCTCAGTATGAAAAACCGATTGGGACAGTTTTGGAGTGTTGTGATATGATGAGGGCGTCTCAGGAGGGACATTAGATGGTCACATTTCCACGTAAAAAGGAGGACGAACTTCGTGAAGCTTATGGTCACTTAGAGTACTTCAAGGCCAAAGGCGAGGCTCTGGAGAAAGCCGTGGGCCAAATGAAAGAGGACCTGAGGATCTGCCAGAAGGAAGCGAAGACCTGGGAAGGCAGAATAGAGACGCTAGAAGGGAAGGCGAAAGCATGAGCACGATCGAGATTCGCCGCGCTCCCGGCACATGTTGCCCGGAGCCGTCTTGCGACTACCGGAAAGGCGAGGAATGCGAGATGTGCGGCCATTTGTGCTCGGAATGCAAGAGGGAGGTCCGGAAGTGAGCCACACCCAAGAGGTCATCCTGGCCTACCTCAAGGATCATCCTGGAAAAAGTATCCAGGAGATCGCTGAGGCGCTGGATATGAACCATTTCACTCTTCAGGCATCGATCAAAGGTCTACTGAAATCGAAGCTCGTCCGGAACAGCGGAATGAACAGCTATGCGAAACTATACGAGGCGATCCAGTGAGCCGGAAAAGGGCCGTGGAGCTCTACCTGGAGAAGATGCCGGTCAAAGCGAAACCCATCCGGCATCTCTCCAAACTTTTCAAAAAGGACCCGTCGAACGTCCGGCACGCGCTGAACAGTCTCCTGGAGCTGGGATTGGTCGCGAAAGAGGAGGTCTGCTTCCCGGGTCGATCCGGGAAATGTCAGAGAATAGGCTGGAAGATCACAGACAAGGGCGCTGAGGTACTGAGCGCAAGTCAGTATATCAAGTAAGTATCTTTATATAGGGTGAGGTACATAAATGTCTACGTCAGAGCAAGCATCCGAAAAGGTTGAACTCGCTGACCATAGCCCCGGAGTGTCGACGTTCCCAGGAACCAGGACGCGCGGGGGATGGATTCCAATTCTTTTGAAACCTAAGGAAGGGAAGCCTTTCATATCAGACTGGATCTGCCCGACCTGTCACCGCCTGACAGGAAATTATCGCTTCTGTGGGAAATGTGGGTTAGAGGTCATGGCACGGCCAAAAATCAAAGCACCTCTGCCAGACAGCACCAGAGATTATCAATATCGCAGATGGGCAAACAAACTTTTCGAGGAGGACAATGAACTCTCAAAGCCGCGAGGAAAAGCCTCGAAATCTCAGTGCTCCAAACTTTCCTCATCTTCGCTGCGATCTAAGCGACGAAGAACTTTTTAGAAAAATCCATATCAAGGAGCTGCCTTCATGAGCGACAGAGTAATCGATCTCGATCTATGGGCGGAAGGCTCCGCTCAGGAGCTTCCGAAGATCACCGTAACCGGCCAGGGGCTGAGGCTGGAAGGCAAGCCAGCAGAGTTTGATAGGCTCTGTCTGATCCTGGGCGGGTGGCTCAAACCTTCGTAATCATCCATCCATTCATCGCTGCCAATTGGCAGGGCGGCAAGGTAACTACGCTCCTTCGGGGCTCCAATGCTCCGAGGGTCTACCTGTTGCGGCCAATGAAGATCCTCCGGTCCGAGGCCTCACACACCTGCAGAAAGCAAAGCCTTTTCGCCCGAGGGCGAATCCCTCCTTACTCCCGCCACTCGGGCACCTCCATTCTACTCACAATACTGGATTGATTCTATGTGTCGAAAGCCTGTTCCGTTTGTTCCCATAAAAACCGCGATCAGATAGACAAATGTCTTCTATCCAAGACATCCTACCGGAACATAAAGGAACGCTTCGGAGTAAGTTTAGGGGCCCTAAACCGACACGTCAACGAGGGCCATATCAAGAAGGCAGTCGAAGAATCCTACAACGCTGAAGAGTCCAAAAAGAATTTGGATGTAGCCACTTGCGCTAGAGAGATATATGATCTGGCAATGGACTCCGCCAAAGCGGCGAAGAAGGCGAACCAGTTCAGCGCGATTGGAACCTGTCTTGCGCCCGCTGCAAAGGTCCTTGACATCTTGAGCAAAGGCGAACCCTCGAATATTAATTTAAATGTGTCCTCTGATGCTGATCTAAATGCTAAACTTGAGCGGATTGTCGAGAGGCGAAAAGCTTGAGCTGATCCAGTATCTCTATAAACAGCAGCCCTCGTCCTGGGCCGAGGATGAGTTCGGCCTCAAGCTCGACGCCTGGCAGATCAAGATGCTAGATAGCCAGTCGAAGAGGACGGCCCTAAACATCCATCGTCAGGGAGGAAAAAGCACGATGTCCTCTCTGATCTGCCTCCATACGGCCCTCTTTCGGCCGGGCAGCCTCTCTCTGATCATCGCGCCAGCTCTCCGACAGTCCCAGGAGAACTTTCTCAAGATCCGGGGCTTCATAGATCAGCTCGGAAAAGTGCCGAAGTTTGACGAGAGTACAAAGCTCTCCCTGAAGTTCGACACAGGCTCAAGGATCCTGTGCCTCCCGGGGGGCAACGATGGCAAGACCATCCGGGGCTTCTCCCGACCGGATGTCATAGTCGAGGATGAAGCGGCGCAATGCTCCGATGAGCTCCATTACGCGATCATGCCGATGATGGCCACGTATCCTGACTGCAGGTACGTTATGGCCTCAACTCCGTTCGGCCAGCGAGGGCACTATTACAAAACCTGGACAGAAAACCAGGCATGGGAGAAGTACACTCTCCGAGCCTCCGAGAATCCCCGGATCGATCCGGCATACCTGGCAGAAATGAAGGCCACAATCGGCCCGTACATGTACGCCCAGGAGTTCGAGTGTGAATTCGTGGCATCCGAGACGCAGCTCATTTCTCATGAATCGATCCTGAAGGCTCTGAATACCGATATTCCTATCATCGAAATATGACTTTCATTCTATCCCTCGATCCGGCCCAGCTCCGAGACTGGAGCGCCCTGGCTGCTATCGACATGCAGTACAGGCCGGAAGAGAAGCGGTTCGGCTACGATCTGGTAGCAATGGCCCGCAAGCAGGGGCTTCCATATGACCGGATCGTGGATTGGGTAGCTAAGACTCTGAAGAATCCCGCTTTCAACCAAAGAGAGCCGCCTGAGTTCATTCTCGATTCGACAGGCGTCGGTGTAGCGGTTCGGGATATGCTCGCTGCCAAAGGCGTCCGGCTCAAGGCCGTCACGATCACAGCCGGTGAGAGCTTCACCAGGCAAGGCCCGATCTACCACGTAGGCAAGGCGCGGCTTATTGGCACCTTCTTAGGAGCCTTCGACGCCGGAAAGGTCCGGGTCAACCCGAACATGCCGATCTGGTCACAGGTCGAGCGCGAGATGCTCTCCTTCCGGGCTGAGATGAACACCCAAGGCCGACTGAAGATGGAAGCTGAGCAGGGAGAGAATGACGATATGCTATTTGCTCTGGCTATGGCAGTTTGGTATGGTGAAGAAGTGAAGCGAGGCAAGCGGTTATGATCTGCCTAATATGCGGGAAGAAGATCGGATCTGAATTTCCTATCCCGGTTGCAGAGATCCGTTTCACGCCGATTATCAGCGTTGTCTCAGGCATCACAGAAAACAAGCTCGGGCAAACCGTTCTGACAGATCGCTTATGCTGTCAGGACTGCTATGAGAAAATTCAACAGAACGATTTCAAGATGATCCAGGAAGCCGGAAGGATGCCACGAAATGCTCAACGATCTTAGTTTCATAGCAGACGGCAAACCCTGGCCTCCGGAGGACGCCGATGAGGTCGCCAGGCTGCAAGAGCATGCCCTTATGAGGCAGGTCTACAACGGCCTCCATGAGAAGATCTTCCCGCGCTACGTTGCGTACCTGGCGGATTCTGCGAAAGATTCCAAGAAGCAGGTAATCATCTTAGACTGGCCCGAGCTGGCCACATCCAGCTATCTCAATCTCCTTTTCGGCGAAGAGCCGGAAGTCAAAGCAGGAGACAGAACGGATCTCCCTAAGCGGCCCGACAATGAAGTATTTGTTGACCGATCCCGGTACGGCCATGGCCTCTACGAAGTCTCGGACGAGACAATCACGGCGATCAATCCCGAGAACGTCTATCTGGTAGTCCAGCCCGGGAACATTCGCAACGTCACAGCACATGTTATTTTCTCACAGTTCAAGCAAGAAAAGCAAGAGTTCGTCAAGTTCACGATCCATACCAAAGGGCAGATCCAGCATATTGTATTTGAGTTCGCCCACGGAAAGCTCTCGGGTCCGGTCGATCTGAAGGCCTTCCCGGCGTTCGCCTCGCTGCAAACCGATTCCATCGGCATCCAAAAGCCGAAAGTCGACGATACTCTCATCGTCCACGTCCACAACGTAATCACGAGCGAGCGATACTACGGCCGCTCGGATTACCGGCCCTCGATTCTCTCTCTGATCGAGTCTCTGGAGCTATCTTTCGCTCAGAGGGATGAGGTCCTGGCGAAGTTCACCTCACCGACTCCGGTCATTCCGGAGAGTGCGTCGGTATTCGATCATTCTCTCCAGGAATGGGTCTACAAGCCCGGCCAGGCCATCGCAGTCCAGGCAGGCGACATCACGCCCTCGCTCATGGTCTGGCAGGCAGAGTTAGGGGCTGTAGAGAAGGCCATCGAACAGAAGATGGACCAGCTTCTCCAGTTCCTCCAGCTCTCGAAGGTGCTGCTCGCAGGAAGAGACGCAGGCACAGCGGAGAGCGGCTCGGCACTCAGGATTCGCCTGATTCCGACGCTCTCGAAGGTCTCTCTGGCTGCGAGAGCGGCAGAAGAAGCGATCACGAAGGTCTTGAACCTCTGGAGCCAGCTCCATCCTCCTGAGATCCTGGCCGATCAGATCACCATCGATCTGCAGGACGGGATCCCGGACGATCCGCTGGAGACCGCCAACGTGAACAATATACAGGCTCAGACTTTGGGCAGCCTCACGACGGCCCGCATATTGAGCCCTAAGGCCGCACTCAGGGCAGCGTACGATATGGGCATAGTGAAACCGCTTCCCGACATGACGGTCGAGGAGTCCATTCTCGAAATATCCACCGAAGCAGACGAGCAGGTTTTCTAATTATTTATCTTTTCACATAGCTGACGAGCTTTATACGGGAGAAATATTTTATGGGAGATCAGTCACCAAATCCAGCCGGCACGCCTCCGGCCAACGATCCAGCACCAGGCGGGCAACAGCAACCACCAGCAACACCACCGGCACAGCAGCCGGGGCAGCCTCCAGTGAACCAGCCTCCTCAAGAGTTCATCATGAACCAGGAGCAGTTCAATCAGCGATTCGCTGAAAAGATGGGGGCAATCGAAAAGGAGCTCGGACTTCCACAGGGCGGCCTCAAAGATTTCGTAGCCGCTCAGAAGAAGGCAAAGCAGCCAGCTCCACCAACCGGAGAGACACTCACAGGAGCAGATCTCAAGATCGCCAGGATGGAGGCCCTCATGACCGCGGGCGTACCGTCCAAGCAGATCCCGCTACTCCTTCAGCATCTCAATATCGCGGGCAATACTCGCGAGGAAATCCAAGCAAGCATCGGGCAGCTCATAGAACTCAAGCTGCTCAGCATCGAGACCACACCGGCACCACAGCCGGGGCAGCAGCAGAACGGAACGCCGGACGCCGCACAGGGGGCCGGGAATCCGGGCATAAGTGGCAACAAAGGCCCCAAGATTTGGACCAAACAAGAGGTCTTGGCCCTTCAGACACAAAATCCCGGGGAGTACGCGAAACACCGGGACGAGATTCTGGATCAGATGACCAAAGGCCTCATAAAATGAGGTTTCTTCAATGACACTCGAAAATTTCATACCTGAGATTTGGGCTGGAGATGTTCTCCAGGCCCTCCAAAAGGCTACCGTGTTTGGGAGCCTTGTGAACCGCAACTGGGAAGGCTCTATAGCCAACGGCGGAGACACTGTCCGCATAACTGAAGTGGGTCCGGTCTCGATCGGCAACTACGCCAAGAACACTGATATCGCCGATCCTGAGACACTGGTCGACGCCCAACAGGTCCTCCAGATCACTGAATCCAAATACTTCAACTTCCAGGTGGATAAGGTAGACCTCAAGCAGGGCAACCCCAAGGTGGTATCCGCCGGGATGAATGAAGCCGCCTACGCTCTCCGGGATGAGGTCGACCAGTTCATAGCCAGCAAGTACGCTGGCGCTTCCGCAGCTAACCTGATCGGCACCACCGCAGCCCCGAAGCTCCCCAACAACACCGCAGGCAACGCCCAGAACGTCTACAAGCTGATCACCGATTGCCGAAAAGCGCTTGTGAAGTCGAACGTACCGACCGGTGGATGGTGGATGGTAGTCCAGCCAGAGTTCTATGCCCTCCTCCTGAACGAGGACAAGTTTGTCTCTGCTGAGAAGGCTGGCACTACAGCAGGGCTGAGGACGGGAGAAGTGGGATCCATACTCGGCTTCACAATCTTCGAGAGCAACAACGTGGAGTATATCGCGAACGGCGACGGCTCACACGACGTCTACAAGTGCATGTTTGGCACGAATCAGGCGATCACGTTCGCTGACCAGATCAACAACGTGGAGCAGTACAGCCCGGAGAAAAGATTCGCGGTAGCTTACAAGGGCCTGCATCTGTACGGTGCGAAAGTGGTCCGGCCTCAGTGCCTGGGCGTCCTGAGCTGTTACACTGCTTAGAGGGGGTTCAAATGAGACAACTTTTCCCAATCATAGCAGCTCTTATGCTGCTCATAGTACCGGCTCTGGCGGCTGCCCCGACTCTTATCGGGCAGTATAACAACACCTGGGCCGATACCGATAACGGCGGATCAAACATCTGGACAACGCTCGCGGCTACAAACAAGTTCTGGACCATAGACAACGGCAATCAGCTCCTGATCATCAACACCAG